TTTAGCTCTAAGAATAAGTCCTACTTCAGGATTAGTGGCTATAGCAGCTACAGCTTTTTCAGATACACCAATATCATCTCCTCTACCTGTAGGTGTACCTTCATATTTATGGAATAACTTCATCTTCTCCCCTCTTGTAGCAGGAGTTACTCCAGTTAATTTATGGTTATCTTCTACTATTTGTTTTTCTGCTTCAAATTCTTTGGTAGCTAATTCAACATATTCAGAAAATGTATCAGGGTCTTTAACATCTGCTAATACTTTACTTATAGCTATTTTCTTTTCTTGTTCTAGCTTAGCTTTTTCTTGTGTAGGAGTAGTAGGAGGAACCTTCTTCAGTTGATCCAAGTGTTCCTCCATAAATAACATCACTAAACATAAAACTAAATCTTTTCTCTGCAAGAACCGCTATTTCTTCAGCTTCTAAATTAGGATTATCTCTAATAAGACCTTCTAATTCTTGAGAAAATATGAGTTCAGCATTCAATATTTTCTTAGCTTGTTTAAATATCTGACTACCTTTACTAAATTTAGCAGCAATCCTAGCAAGAATTAAAGGTGTAGGAGTTTCTTTTCCATCTTTAAAAAATTCATTGACAATATCTTTCATACCCAGTAAATTCAAATGAGATTCTACTGTAGGTCTAAAACGACTTTGTAGCAATTTAACTGTAGAATTTCCTAGAACTCTTTTACGATGCTCTGATGCTTTAGACCTTGGATCAATAACTTCTCTTAGTGTTTTAGCAGCTTGAGGTTTAAGTTTAAATTCATTAACATAAATAGCAAAAGCTGTTTCATCTATGTCTTTACCATCAGGAGTAAGAACAGCGTCACTTCCTAATAACGCATTAATGTAGGCTGGAGAAGTAGAACCATTTAGTGATTCTGCTGAAAACCGTTTTGCCCATTGTTTCGCAAAAGCAATCTGTTTAGTAGCGTTAGTTAATCCTTTAAGTATTTGTTTACCTTGTTCCTGTGTGTATGTTCCTTCAGGCGCATCAAATAAATTATTAGCTATCGCATTATCTCTATCCTTTGTAGCGTTATCTTTTAAAGTTCTTTTGTCACTAAGAACAGTCTTAAGTTTACTTCTAAAGTTATCTTCAAGTTCCTTAAATTCTTTACCATAAACGGTATTGCCACTTATTTCAGCCCTAAGTTTAGAACCTTTAGCATTAGGATTTCCTTTTAAACCATTAATCAAGTTGGTTATAATTTTTGGATCTACTAAAGCATCTCCTTCTTGGGCAGCTTTAAGTAATCTAGACATCATAGAATTAAGAATAGTAAGCTGTGTTTCTTTAACTCCAGCTCCTCTACCTGTCTGTAAAATATGTCTCTGTATATCATTAAACTTCTTAATAGAAAATCCTTTAGAAGCTAAACCATTCTGTACATTATTTAGAATTTGAGCATACTCTTCTGGAGAGGCATCATCATCTTCTGAAATAGTATCTTTACCTGCTATGGTATCAGTTAATAGTGTAGCTATTTGACTGTATTCACCATCTATAATGCCGTCTATAGCCTGAGCATTAATACTAGACTCTTCTTCTTTCTTTTGTTTAGCCAGCTCTGCACTAGCTAAACCTGTATATTTATGAAACTCTGACTCAATCAAAGGAAACATAGAAGCAGCATTAGCAGGACTAATACCCTGTTTACCAATATTAACTATACCTTGCATACCAAGAGTTATCTGACTAAGTTTTTCTTTGCGAGATAAATCTGAAGATAGAATCTCAGCTGCTTCTATAGTAGCATAGTTTATTAGGTTTTGCCTAGTAGTCAATCCTATTTTAGCATCTTCGGATTTATTAAAAGCAAAAATAGCTTCAGGTTCTAATCCTTTAGGTTGTTCTTTATTATAAGCAGAAGCTAACTGTGCATCTATAGTATCATTATGTATCTTTTTAGCTAACTGTTTTTGTGATAGTTCTCCTAGAGCTTTAGTAAACGAGTTAATGCCAGCTGATCTAGTACGTTGAGTAAGAGAGGTGTCTAGTGGCCCCTGTGTAACAAAGTTATCTAGAGGAGCTGCTAGCTGTGTTCTGACTTCATCTAATCCAAATCTATTTGATTGTTGTGCCATTATGATCCTGTCAATCTATTAAAGATTTTACCATCTTCAGTTGTTCCATAACCAATAGATAATGAGGAACTAATAAGATCACCAGCAATACCTGTAACAAGTCCTGTTTTACTTGGTAAAGTACTGAGACCACTAAAGACTTGATTCTTCCTACTAATATTTTCTAGTCTAGTTCTTTCTATTTGATTTAAGTAGTTGACTCGTCCTGTTTCAAAATTCTCACGTTTACGTCTAGCAGCTGAATGTATTTCATAATCTAATACTTGAAGACGTTTAACTCCTACCTGAGAAGTACTACCTCCCTGTTCATTAATTTTTACTTCTTCAGCAGCTTTAGTTCTTCTAGCTACCCTATAAAGATCATGTAACGATGCTGCATATTTTTTAGCTTCTAATTGCTGTACATGACCTAAGTGTACATACTTATTATAAGTAGTATTGTCTAGCGCATTTGATTGTCTATAAGCTGCATCATATTGAGCATAGACATCTGATGTTTGGTCACTATAATCAGAGAATCTATTAAACAAGTTAAAACCTGTTCTTGCTCCTTGTAACATAAGATAATCTGTAGGCATACCCATTATGCTAACCTACAGAATTCATAGAACTTCACGTTATTAATAACCTTTTCTCCAATTATCTTAAAGCCACACCATTTGATCCACTTAAGGTGTACTTCATTTCTTGAGTCAATAAAGTTACAGAGATGTGGGAATACACTATTCATACCATTCACCTCTGATCTTGATTGTTTAAGGAAAGCAGTCTTGATCTTTACTAGACCTTCACTACCTAGCATCCATACTTGTCCTGTCTTATCTGACAATGGGACTACACCATACATCCCTACTACTATACCTTTATTGTCTACAATACTCCTACATATTTGACTAGCACCAAATGCAAGAGCTAAGGCTTTATCTACACTATGACCTAAGGTTTCAACTTCACGTTTATCTTCATACCTTAGGTGCAACGATAAGTACGCTGCATCGTCTAGATTAGATTGCCTATGGTAAGGCTTCATGTTATCTCCTGCCTACTGTCCTCACTACATAATTACCTTCCCAATCAGCTCCAGTAAGAGCAAGTGGTAAGTAAGAATCGGACAATATTTCTAATTTTAATCCTTTAGCATCAGCTAATATTAACTTCTTAAAGTTACCAGTTTCAAATGGTATAGTACCTATAGTATTCAAAGGTGATCCTAGTATTCTACCAGTAAACTTATGAGTAAATGCGTCTCTACCAGGAGCTGTAACTTTAAATTCAAAGTAGCCTGTCTTAAAGTAGTTAATGTTGAACTTACGAATCTTGAGTATACCACCAGATAGGGAACTAAGTCTACCCTGTACTTCAGTCTTAATGGTAGGCTCTGTGAACTCATAGATAAACGAATACTCCTTACCTACTTCCGCAGGATAAGCTGAGTGATCTCCAGTAGCAGATAACATAGTAGAACTTATTTGTGACAGTCCCTGTATCTGTGAGCCTTCTTTACCTACCCATTCTGCTCCTAAGACTACTCTGAAAGTTGATCCAAAATCGTCTGGATAAGGTAGTTTCCAACGAGTAGTATCAGTACCACTATTGTATACTCCAGTAATCTTTACACTTCTATCAAGTAATGGTCTGAAACTTAACTGAGTAGGACTCTCTGTTAACCCTGTAAGTTTAGCATCTTGTAGAGACATTTTATCTAGATAAGTACCATCAGGTCTAACAATTACAAAGTAAGCTATATGATCAATTACTTCCATACCTATTACTTTTTCTTCTTCTTTAAACTTCCACTTAGACCATGAAGTTAACTTCTTCTCACCTTGTTGAAAGAGAAACTTATATACAAATACTTCATTTAAGTTCTCATCAGACAGAATAAATATAAAGTCATCATGAGGTATAATCTCAAAACCTTTACCCTTAATGTAACTAGGTACATGAGCTGTAATATTCTCTGCTGTTTCTTCTTGTAAATCTTCTACTATACCAAATTCTCGTAGTACAGAGAAGCCATCATTCTCATCAGAGAAATATACTTTCCTACCGTTGACTACAGGTTGAACCAGTTTATCATGTTCATACTCAGTAAGCAAGGAGAGTTTAGCATTAGTAGGAGTAAGCCCACCAGCTGCAAACTCAGTCAACTTCAACTGAGCAAAGTCACTAAATAGTAACAAGTTCTCATTGAATGGTATAGCATGACGTAGAATACTAACTTTATTACTAGGAGATGCTAGATCAATCATGTCTGTATCTAGTAAATCAGTAGCAGTAGTAGCATAATAGTTAAAGTGCTCACCTAACTCTGATAGTATGACGTTCTCATTAGCTAGAAGTCCTAGTCTATTCTTATGAAAGAACATATCATTGAGTGTCTCACCAATAAAGCTAGGATCAGGAGCTGTAGTTTCATCACCAGCTACTCTGCTTGTCCACTCTAGTTGAGATAAAGAGAAAGAAGGTCTACCAAAGTCATCAGCAAAGATCTCATCCCAAGGATTAGGAGCAGCTCTTACCATCTTAATAGGCATTGTAGCAGGATCAATAGTGTTAGCTAATCCTGGTTCTACTGTTTCTACCCATTCACCTACATCTTCATCTGCTTGGTTATTATGTTTAATCCAGTAATCATCAGTACCTGAGTTAGGGTCTCCTGTAATCTTAATAGTAAAGCCGTCTTTAGTTCTAGAAGGTAGATCAGTAAAGTCTACTACACTGTCCTTGATGGCTGTCATATTAGCCTCAGGAGCTTCTGCATGAAGCGTAAAGTCTGCTCCATCTGACCTAGTTACATGGACATTACTACTACCAAACTTAGTAATAGTAAAGCCAGGAGTAGCCATAGCAGTAGCCACATTTGTAACTAAAGTATCAGCATCAGCGTCAGCCGTTATAGCACCTACTGAGGCTCCATCTAAGAAGACTTTAAATGTCGTGGTAGAGGAGGCTTGCTTAATAAAAACAATGCCTTCAGGTGCTCGTGAGGAGCTTACATCGGTACTCTTAGCTGTTACTTTAGATTGATTTAATACAAAGGTAAAATCAGCTACAGTAAACAACCTTAAGTTATCTCTAGCATCAGTAGTTCTGATGTACTCTAAGGTCTCTCCTGTGGATACTCCAGCTACCTCTCTACTAAAATCACTAGGCCCAAAAGGTGCAGCAAAGGCATCATCCCAAGGATTAATAGGTGTATCTAAACTAAAGACTTGCATTTCTGTACCAGAGAAATCAGCAGCAAATGCGCTATCAAATTGGTCTGAAGTGATAGTAACTACATATCGCTCAGACGGGTCTCTGTTTATGAAATGAATTTTAGCATCTAAATCTGTCTTGTTATGGAGCTTTGTGACGTGCTCTAGAGGGGGTCTCTTCTTAAGACCTTCAGCAATCGTGACCATCCCATTCTCTTGTACTTCACACTGAGAAGCTAGTCTAAGACTAGGTGGTTGCTGTGAAACCCCGTTTATTAGGTTGCTTATTTGTTCTGTAATTAATGGCATCTACCATAACTTCCGGTGAATCTGAGTTGTATTTAACATATCTAGTGTCCCATAAGCTACATTAAGTCCTGCTCGTTCTGCATCATCATCCAGTAAGTCTGCATAAGCTTCTGCTTCTTCTTGTCTATTTACAGTTTCAGCAGATACCTGTCCTACTATTTCTTCTTGGAAAATCCTAGCAGCTCTAGTAGTTACATACTGTCTAAAAGTATTAGGAGTATCTATGAAATCTAAGAGAGTAATAGTAACAGCATTGTTAAGATTTTTAGTCCAAGTAAAAGTATTGTTATCTAGATCATAAGCAAACATACTACCAGACCTACCTCGTATGGTCATGAGCTGTCCTGGCTGATACACAGACAGAATAGACTCACTAAGAGGTATCCTATCATCTGCATCTCTAGTTAACACTACGTCCCACTCTGTATTAAAATGCCATCCCTTTTGTTGAGCTGCTCTGTTTACATTAGAAAGCAAGTTCTTAGCTTGAGTTACTTCTACTGTAGTAGCTGTTTCCAGACTAGATACAGCAGCTTCACCTATAGCAGACAGAAGCAGATTGACTGCTTGTAGCTCTGTCATAGGTGTTAAGGATATAAAAGACATTTTAAGTTACCAGACTGTGAGCTGTAAGTTGAGCCATCCTTGCCAATACATTATCTGTACTATCAACATTACCAACCCATAGGTTTAAGTAGTCATTGGTAGCCATAGAAGCATAGCCAGAGATAGACATAGGCACTGAGTTGGTTGTAACTCTTGGACAGAAACCACCAGTTTTAGCACCAGTTACTATTGTTCCATTCTTTGTTACAGCAAATACTAACTCTTTGTCTACAGCAGAAGTTACAATCTCCAGCATTACTGAAGCTGTAAAGAATACATTAGTCGTAGGAGTACCAGTGTACCTTAACTGTCCATCTGTATTCATATCAAACTCATTAGCTGTTGGGGCTGTGCTAAGAGTAGATGTAGCTGCTGTCTCTACTGCTACCATGTTGGTAAGAGAGGAAGGATCTACATTAGCGGCTCCTGCAATGGTTGTAGCACTGGCTGTACTTACATATA